TGAGGAAAACTATATATGTCTGTATATAAGTTACATCTATTTGCAAAAAGGGTGGGTGGGCCCATAGGTTTCAAGCAAATTTTGCCAAGGGTCTGGTACCTCTATTGGGGGTGGGTGGGCCCGTAGGCAACAGGTAGTTGCCTACGGTACAAGATTAATTAGTGCGTGGGTTTTCGAACATGTAGTCAGTCCAGAACTCATCCCAATATTCTTTGAGTTCTTCTTCATGTAATCTTGGATAAGCTGATGCCCATTCATGAAAATTCTCATAATTACCAATGTTAGCAATTGCTTCGTCCATTAAATCCATTAGATATGCTTTAACTTTTCCCATTGTTTATCCTTTCTGTTAAACAGATTATACTTTATGGGATAATCTGTCAATAAAAATGTAGAAGAAACTGAAGGCAATCGTGGGATTAGTTTTCTCACCCACAACTTTCGGTTGGTCAGATGAACTGTTTCTCCATCTACTCGAACCACCCTTGAGTACCTCAGCCATTTGGCCATACTTCATCTCAAGTGTACCTTATGCCTCTGACTTAAAGACATTGTTCAGTCAGATCGCCTCTAAATAGCTTGCAATCTATTTAGTCTCAGTTTCTTCTATATTTCCCTTTCTTTTTTGTGGGGCAGAGCTTCGCGAGAGATCGCTCGAAGTTGCCCCCTTAAACTTATAAAGACTATGCCATAATCTCCCACAGTTGTCAACCCCTAAAAAGGGGTTGACTAAAGTTTTTTTTAGCCCCAGTTGCGACCGCAACCTTTAGCAAAGTGAATGACGTTGCCAACGATCATTTGACCAGCAATCGCTGATGCCTCTTCGTTGACAGGAAGTCCGTAAATTACGCCTTCCTCATTAACTAGTAAGAAAGTTCCGTCTGGACATCTTACTCTTTCAACGTATCCACCTACTGTTTCTTGGGCAGACTTTAAAGAAATTTCTTCTTTCTTGTCTGTCACTTTTTTAAGAGTAGTTGATAACATATTTAGTATCCTATACTTTATGGGATATTCTGTCAACACTTTTTATTAAAAAAAATAAAATAAATAATTTGACATTGTGGGATATTCTGGTAAAGTATTTATCAGAAAGGATAAACAATGAAAGCTGAATATATCGTATTAGAAAAAACAAGGTTTGGAAACTACTTTGTAAAAGGATCTTTCAAGAGTGCTGAAGAAGCTCGAAAGATGAAAGAAGGTCTTGTTATCGTCAATGACGTTTCAAAGACTGAAAACACTTACCACATATTTTGTAATGTGTGGGAAGAAAATATTTGAATTTGACTTTGTGGGATATTCTGTTAGAATATCCCACAAGAAAGGATAAGGATAATGTCAGATACTAAAGAATTAGAAGGTAAGTTAAAAAATCTTTTAGGTTTTGAAATTAAGTATTTTGCTAAAAAACATGGAAAGGTAATTACTAGAACAGGAATTTGGCAAGATGACAAATGCAAACTAGAAGAAAGAAATGGTGGTTTATCTCTTACTTATTATGATGTTGAAAAGAAGTCTTATAGAATGGCTAACGATATCAAATCAATAGTAGGATATTTTCCTCAAGAACTAAAAAGCAAAGTTAGACAATGATCGAACATTTGTTTTTAATCTTTATGCTAACCCTGTTTGGGTTAGCATGTCTTTTGTTATTATTATTTTGTATTCAAATCAGTAGAGAGGATAAAGAATGACAAGAAAATGTAAAACTTGTGGGCGTACTGTTGGTCAGTATGCCTATGGTGGTGGTAATGGTTGGCGTCGTGGTTTTGATCAAAGAGTTGGCAAAACTTCGAAAGACAGGTGGCTACAAGCGACAAGCCAATTTGGTTCCGAGTATCGTGAAGATGAGAAAAAAGTTGTTTGGGAGTTTCCGAACAATCCTAATTCACACGCTTTGTTTTGTAGAGCTATGTGTATGGAAACATACATGGAACAAATGAATGAAGCTATCGCTAGACTTCCAAACTTAATTAATGTATAATTTTATTAGAAAGGATAAAAGATGACAGATAGATTAAGACTAAATGGTGCTAAAAGATCAGCACTTAAAAAAGAGCATTGGAAAGTTGTTCTTCAAACTCCCTGTGAGCAGAAAGACAATTTAATCGACGCTCAAACTCGTTTCTTTTCTACTCAAACAGATGTTCACGAAATCTGTAAGAAGTTAGTAGAAGAACGATTCCCAAAAGCAGATCGTGATGTAATGAGAAAGTATAATAGCAATAGAAGTTATCATACTACCTTTACAACAATGGACGCATGTTTCGTTTTACAGAATGTGCAATCTGGGGACGCAGGGGAAACTCGAATAAACTTCGATTTGAATGAAGAATTATCTTGTGCTCTAAATCACGATAAACTAACGGCAAGTGGGTTAAACCCTTTTGTTGGTTGTCAGAATCACGTAAGTGGTGGTGTAAGCAACCCTACTCTCAACACCGACAGTAGTAAGAATAACACTTGGCTACAAGAAAACTTTAGCCAATTTAATGGTTATGGTAGAGAAGCCAATAACCCTTTCTCACTTGAGGTTGTTAATACAGGGGGTTGTCATAGCCGAGCCTACGCAATACAGGATTGGCAACATGAGTTTGTTTTAAATTTTGAACAATCCAAAGTTGAGTTGATACAATGTCATAGAATGTATTATGAATATTGTAAGACTAACCAAGACACCATGACCACAGTTATAGATCAGGCTAAATTCTTAGATGAAGTTAAAGAGTATTGGTCAGATATTAACGAAAGTATTTTGGTTAATGGTGATAATATTTCAACTAATCTTGCAGTTGTATCAGAAGATAGACTAGAGCAGTTGAAAGCCATGGCTAACAATAGAAGAAAACCAGATACACTTGTTGTATCTGGTATACAAAACCAAGCTTAGTTCATAGCCCCCTAGGGGGCTATGAACTGCGTTTGACAATTTCGCAGTCGTCAGATCCTGAAGGGTTTAATATAGACAGGGTTTGACACAAAAGGAACAGGGGGTTCTTGTGTATTTGTTTCCTCCTGTTTCTTTTGATAGTAGGGGCGGGTGGGCCCACAGGCGGCAAGCAGCGAGCTGTTGACACTGGTCCCAGAAAGTGCTATAAACTAGTTAGAAAGGATAAAAAGATGAAAACATTAAAAGTTAAAATTAGAAATGTATATGGACAAGACCTAGTCTATCCAGTATGCGAAAGCTCAAAACTTTTTGCTTTCTTAACTAACAGTCGTACGCTGTCCGATGGTGCACGCCGCACTATCAAACAGCTGGGTTACGCTTTTGAAGTTTTACCGGAGGTAAAAAACATATGAACAAAGAAGAACTAAAGAAAGACGCTTGGTATTACATCGACAATGGTCTTGGCCCTATCCGGGCCAAGCTGGTTGAGTCACCGCGCCAGGGTAAAGGATGGAAACATGCTGTATTAATGGATGTCAAAGGCTCAGATGCTGGGTTCTTTGATGAGATGGGCAGCGTTTACCTTGACGACATCATGGAGGAATGTTTTGAAATTCCAAATAAATAATCACGGTTCGTTGATCGGGTTCGCCCCGGTCGACGATACAGCTCAGGCCTGGTGGGACGAACATGTGCAATGGGCTCCAATGTTTGGTAACCAGTACATGGTAGACCACAGGCATGCACAAGACATTATTGATGGGATACAAGCGGCAAGCGTCAAGCAGCAAGCTGGGGCGGGTGGGCCCACAGGCGGCAAGCGTCAAGCTTGACACTATCCCATAATATGCTAGAATTATTCGTAGAAAGGATGATTAAAGATGAATTATAAAAAACAACATATGAATTTAAGAACTAGAATTTGCAAACTTGCGGAGGAAGTTCGAGAAATGAGAAGCAAAAGCAAAAAACCCTGGCCAAAGATTGAGAGCTTCGGGCTGTATATGCTGCTTCTAGAAATTATTCAAACAGATAACCAAGAAATCAATGAACAAAAAAGAAGCTAATCAAATCACCGGGGGGTTGTCTAAGCCCTCCAAGATGCCCGGATATGCCTATAACATACCCGCGACCCGCTGCAAAGTAGGCGCTAAGCTGGTAAAGGTTCCGGGCTCCGTGTGCCATGGATGCTATGCACTCAAAGGCAGGTATCGATTCCGCAATGTAAAAGAAGCATTGGAACGCCGGTACCAGGCCACAATGAACAATCCAAACTGGATTCACGGGATGGTTTATTTAATACAAGTTTCAAAGAAGAAAGAGTTTCGCTGGCATGATTCCGGTGACGTCCAGTCACTGGACCATTTGCTGCGGATCTTCCAGGTTTGCGAGTTAACGCCAGATGTTAAGCACTGGTTGCCAACACGTGAGGCTGGTATCCTTTCTACAATCGACCCGCGTATGGTCCCGGATAACCTGATTATCAGGTTATCCGCAACGAAAGTTGACGGGCCGGCTCCAAAGAGCTGGCCTTGGACCTCAACCGTAACAACAGCTCAGGCCAGTTGTCCGGCGCCTAAACAAGGGAACGAATGCAAAGATTGTAGAGCATGCTGGGATAAGAAGATCCAAAACGTATCTTATGGCAAACACTAGAACGCAGTTCACCATCCCCAAAGGGGATGGTGAACCACCAAATTTTTTTCATGAATTATTAGGCAGAGGCCACAAGCCACAAGCGACAGGCATCAAGCAACAGGCGGGCGGGTGGGCCCATAGGCGGCAAGCATTCGATTGTCAAGATAAAAATAAGTTTGACATTATGGGATTTTCTGGTACGTTTAGCTATGACTCCGCAGGTCCTACAATGTCCCGGCAGAATTGTTTCCTATACATATGGGCTGTACGCCCCCAGCCGTTTGCGCGGCAACTGGAGCTTTCGCAGATGGACGAATTTCACACGTGGCACCCCAGCTGGGCTGAAGGCATTTGCCTCGAACCCCGCATTTATACCAAGCTCGAAGAGATAAGGCCAGTAAGACGGAGTCACCCTCTTCTGAAATTGAAAATAGAAAAGCTACAAGCTACAAGCGACAGGCATCAAGCGTCAAGCGACAGGCGGCAAGCATCCCAGCCTTCGGCCACAGGCGGGTGGGTGGGCCCACAGGCTACAAGCTCTTGAATCGCGGACCCTGGATAAAGTTTCACGGATCGTGGAGCGAGGGTCTTGACTAAGATATAGCTATCCTTCGGATGCTTATAATGGAACGCTATTTGGTGAGGTGAGAACCGTATCTTCTTACTACTTGTTACTTTTAACTCAATGGTAAAAAACCCACGCTTATCACCATAACCAAGTATATCTGGAATGCCAGCAGATGCCCAACTTTCTAGTCTTATAAGGGAAAATGTATTAAGTTTTTCTTTCGTTTCTAGCCAAAAGGCTGACTCTGGTTTCAAAGTAATTACTCCACTAGAATTAACATACGATATTTCTCTTTTGCACCAATAATTTGGTTCTCTACCAACTTAATTTCTTTAATATTGAACTCACGTTGCAAAGGATTTCTACCTTGTGGTATCACCATTTGTACTTTTGCATGGCTACCAACAGGACTTTCACAGAATTTTTCTAGGACCTGCATCAAAGCCTTAGTTGTATATGATGACATCTTTAATGTATGGTTTGTCTATTGATACCGGTTAAGTGTTCAAATATTTCTAATTGTTCTTGATTCATAGATTGCAATATAGGCAGTATATGCTCCGTTCTAAAAAAATGAACATCTTGTTTTTGTAGAATTTCCATTGCTTCTTTAAGTTGTTCTTGAAACTCTTCTACTTCTTTTTTGTTCTCGACTGTCATCGTATTCATATTATAACTTACCTCTTTTCTTTCAAGTGTGAAGTGAGAGCAAAAAGACAATGTAGTTTAGGAGGAACATAGTAAGAAAGACCCTCACTTCGAGTAAATCAATATCACAATTTACTTGCTTTTACAATATATATTTTCTATAAGAGGGTATGGGTTTACCTAAAGTATTAACAGAACAACAAACAAAATTTGCAACACTGCTAGTTACAAATGAAGGACGTAAGTCTCCAACTGAATGTGCTATCGAAGCTGGTTATGCAGAAGGCTCTGCACATGTAAGAGCTTCGGAGCTGCGCAACCCTAGGAAGTTTCCTTTGGTTGTTAAATATATTGATGAGATTAGATCAGAACTACAAGAAAAATATAGAGTAGATTATGGTTCTCACATTACAGAATTAGCTAGACTTCGAGAAGAAGCTAGGGAGAAGGGCGCCTGGTCTGCAGCAATTAATGCAGAAGTAGCTAGGGGTAAAGCTGCCGGCCTATACATAGAACAAAAGATTATTAAGCATGGTAAATTAGAAGACCTTAGCGAAAGAGAATTAGAAGCTAGATTGTCTGAGATTATAGAGGATAATAAATTATTGTTAGAACATGAGGACGTAGAAAGTTTAAAAGATAAGGTTAAAAAACCTACAGAATTAAAAATTGTAGAACCAATAGAAGATTAAATTTTTCTTATACTTTTAATGCAACCTCTAGGAAATACATTTCTATCTCCAAAAGTATATCCTTCTTCATCGTTATAGTAGTAAGTTGCAAAAGTAATGACCCTGTCATTATCTTCATAAAAAAGATATCCTTCTGTTGTAGCCACCTGTGGTTCCATTTTTCTTATAGTATCTTCAGAACCCCAGCCTGTCTCTCCTGATATGTCCAACCATTCAACTCTATATTTCTTCCAAGGGAATTTCTTAAACATAATCTCACTATAAGGAAGAATTTAGGTAAATCAAATTTCAAATTAGTAAAATAAAAAACCCCTTCACGCCAAGCTAGGAGATTGAAAAGTATTGAAAAATATAGCTTTTTTGAAATCTACTCTACCACGTCTACCACGGCCGTGGTAGACCAAAATCGTGCTATTATTATTGAAAAATAAGGTGTTTTCTCACTCTACCACCACTACCGGGGGTTGGGACCATATTTTTTTTTTTAAAAAAATGTTTTCCTAAATCTCCCCTTACCACGGCCCACGGTCCACGTGTCAAGAGCCGGGAAAAAAGGTTTTCCCGTACTTGACAACGATTCAATTATAGTGTTCTGCGGATAAAGTTAGGAAGCTTGCCTTCTTCTTTCCAAGAAACATAAGCAGCTTTCCAATCATTTTTATATTCAGCTTGTAGAAATGCTTTCATAGCATTATCAACGTCGGGTTCTAAGGTAAAAAAGTTACCTAAAGCTTTTAATAGTTTAGTCATTGTAATTTCCTTTCATGGTCCATGTTCTATCAAAAAGTCAAGAGAAAAGAATTGCTGATTTTTAACACCAGGTATGCTAAAATATGCATAGAAAGGCGATAGGCATTAAAACAGGAAGGTAATTTCGTGTATAATGGTAATACAATTTATAGAAGTCTAGTCAATTTTTAACAACAGTATTCACTCTGTCGTCTTTCGACTATAAAACGTCTTCTATTAATCCGGCTTGAACACAAGTAAAATTTAATTCAGCCCCTGTGTCAGCCAAATCTGTCGCCACTAATTGATAATATTCGTTGCAACTTTCGTAGGTAGGATGAACGACTTCAGAGGCCATGCGAACACATTTGTAATCAACACCTTGGCCTAAACACACCCAACCCACCAAAAAAAATTTAAGCATTACGCTCGATCGTAGAGAGGACGATCAATCATGCCACCTTTGGCGTTTAAAGTTCTGTTTTTATCTGACATATCTGCGAGATCTTCTTGCGTTAAACCTTCAAATTCAGAATAACTAGATGCCATGTCATCAGCTTCTTGATCAGATATTTCAGTGTCATCAAAATCACCTAGAATTTTACCAGAAACAATTTCTAATTGATCCTCATCACCTTCAAATCCTCGACGTTTCAAAGCTTCTTTGATCTTTTCTTGATTAATACGACCAAAATATTGACGTTTCTTTTCTTGTCTCTCTCCAATAGCTTCTTCTGCTTCTTCAGAAGTGTAATCTTTATCGTCTTCTTTTTCTTCTTTAGCCTTGAGTATTTGTGTCAAAGGAGAAGAGCTAAAGGTTTGCATTAAACCTTTCAACATTTCTGGATTAGATTGTGTAATACCACCACCAATAAGAAGTGGTCCTAGAAGTTTAGGTGCTACTGAAATTGCCATAATATTGATCGACTCTCCTTAAAAATTCATGTTTATAATGCTTCAACTGAGCACCTGATATAATAAACTCCTGATAATAATTGTCAACGGAACACATCATAATCATCGCTTTGTCAATAGAGGTCCCATAAACATAGTCATGAGCCATAGCATAAGCCGATAGCTGCATAAAATAATCCTCGATCCACTCTTCACGTTTGGGTTTATTCGTCTGTTTGAAGTCAATGATCGTGATCTCACCATCATGTTTCGCGACCAAATCAGCACTACCCGCGTACAATCCAGGGTAATACATCAGGGCCTCGATACCGTAATACCCCTCTAGACGGTCCTTTAAACCATTTTTAATGATCTGTGTTGCCATGCTATGAGCGTTTTGACCAATCGGAGTCAAATCTAAGTGCTGTTGACCGGATACCCACCCTTCAATGATATGGTGCATCGACGTTCCGCGTTTCGAGGCGTCCGCTACAATCTTCTTGGCCTTCTCTTCGCCAATCCTTTTTCGCCATTCTTTCAAAAACGATTTGTCTTTTGTCTCTCCTAGTATGGTTGTGACACTCGCCAACGCTATCTGATCTTTGACATCATAGGTCCGGCCTTTACCTTCCATGTCGCTTCGAACAAACGACGTCGGATAATAAAATTCATTAATCTTTTCCATCTATCTCCTTCCAGGGAATATACCGAAGGCGTACTCCCATTTCTTTTTGTTCTTCGGATAGCGCACGATAAATACGTCCACCTTCATCATGCGTTCCCGATTTTGTTTTCCGAGTGCTTTCGGTTTTAACATCTACTAAAAAACTATTTCCCTTGTCATCCGTGACAACAAGATCAAAAGGACACAAAGGGTCCAATGATAGGGAAACATAAAAACCATTCTTGGTATATTCTGCAGCTGCTATTAACTCGGAACTAATGCCTTTAATCGATTTTAGATTAGTGGCCATGCTTCAACTCTTGTGATAAGTAAGACGGTAATCATCACCAACGATACTTTCATGTAATATAGGTCGCTCAACTTTGATATGTCCTTTCCCATTACAACGAGAACATTTCAACACAACGCTCTCCCTGCTATTCCTTCTTGTTTCAATGTAGCCTAGTCCTTGGCACTCCCGACATTTGAATTTAGCTTTTGCCATTTTTCTTTTTAGTTTCTTTGCGAGCTAGATATTCAATAGTCTTTGATATTGTCAAAGGCGCTTCAAATATTTCTTTGCTTAGATCAACTAAAATTTTGTACGTCTCATTTGGTACGGATACCGATTTATATTTTTGTGTGTCTGGCATTCTTCTTCTCCTTCATTAATGATAATATGATATTGCCTGCTTCTTGTTCTGTATTGGCAAAACTAAAATCACCAATCTCATGTTTGATTACAACGTTCAAAAATTCTGCAAGAGTCTTGCCTTTCATTTCTGCTACACGTTCTAATTGTTTGTCTATTACGTACATCTTGTACCTTCTTTCTATTTATTATTATATGGGATAATATACTACAAAATAGAGAGTTGACAAAGAAAAAAATATAATAAAAAATGAAGGTTCTTCTTCACTTTTGTTGCTCGTCCTATCGTCCGATAGGGCGGGCCCTCTTTACAGGTTACTTTCTATGTCTTTTTGTAAATCGTGAATTTCCAAGGCAATACGATTAAGATCATCGATTAATTCTTGGTTTCTATTAGAGGCATCACCTTGATGTTTTTTTCGTATGTTTTTAACAACACGGTGTAAAACTTTTAATTGACGTAAGTATAATTCTTCTCTCATTATTTACTCTCTTTCAAATTATAAAAATAGTTAGTGTCATCACCCGCGGTCCACTTACTTTCTGTCTCGACATTATATTCGATAGTAGAAACTTTGAAGTCAGGTGTCTTTAATTCTGCAGGTGTCAGTGATTTATCAAAGAACAAACAACGATTGTTTGGTTGAGCTGCAAAATGTTTATTGTCTAATCCTAATATATTAAACGACTTATGTTCTTCTGGCATTTCAGAATATCCACTGTTCATTGTATTGGCATCAGAATGACAATTATCAATTGTAAATAAATACTCTCCGGCGTGCCATGATTTTGAAGGCGCTAAGTATTTCGCCTTACAACCCGCGATGCTCGATTTACTAATCACTGTTAAATGATAACTAAAAGCATCCCATAGTTCTAATTCTTCTAAAGGTAAATCTAATTCTGTGGGTTCTGATACAAAAGCAGAGATAGGAAGCTTATCATACAATGCGCCATACTCTGGTAGATATGTTTCAAAATATAATGCTCGACCTTCAATAGATTTACAGGTCACCCAAATACCTTCAACAAATTCACCATGACCTTTTTGATGATCATAGAGATATTGTTTTTTTACAAAAACTTTAGTGGGTGGTACGTTCGCTACTAGAAAGCTCATTATGGTCCTCCTTGGGTAAATATACTTCTACAAAACTTTTACAATTAGGACAGCTTAAATTTGTCACAATAAGATACTCTTCATCTTCTTCGCCAATATCATGATCTCCACCCCATATTAATTGTGTATTACAATGCCAACAGTTCATTTTATATCTCCCCAACTTTTTCCTTTTTCGTAATCTACTTTGTTAGGGACTTCGAGTTTAACAGCTTCTTCCATAACCTCAATTATTTTCTGAGCCTGTTCTGGATTCTCTACAGAAACATCCAATTCATCATGTATTTGAATCATAGGAATAATCCCTTCTCGATACAATTTGACCATAGCAATCTTCGTCATATCAGCAGCACTACCTTGAATGAGTTTGTTTAAAGCCTTGTAAGTAAATGCTCTTTTAATCCCCGGTCCATGTTCCGCTAGTGCGTCTGCGTGAGCCAATGGTTTATGAATACCAAAGCTAGCCGGCTCCCATAAATCAAAATGACAAACACGACCACCAATGGTGCGAATACGTCCACGTTCTTGAGCCCTACGTGATACAGCATCGATGAGTTGTTTCACAAAGGGAGCTCGCTCGTGATATTTCTTCAACAGTTTTTCTGCTTGCTCGACTAACAATCCTAGTTCTGCCATGAGTTTATTCTTACCCATGCCATACATCAAACCTAAGTTAATTGTCTTGGCATCTTTTCTATCAATGTCAGCCATCTCTGCTACTGCTTGATGGAAGTCTGCATCACCTTCACGATACGCGTCCACAATATCACTAACACCTTGTAGCTGTGATAGAGCTGCGTAATGAACCACGATCCTCGGTTCTTGTTGAGAATAATCGAAAGCACCCCATACACAGTTCTCTTCTGGTAAAAATAAACTTCGAATCAACGGACCAATCTTCTTACTTCGAGCGGGGATTTGCTGAAGATTCGGATTAGAATAAGAAAATCGGCCCGTTACCGTTCCACCGTCATCAGATCGTATTTGATTGATGTCTGCATGAATTCTTCCTTTGTGCTCATGTTCTAAAATTGTATCAATAAAAGTTGTATGTGCTTTGTTTATTTCTCTCGCCTGAGCAATGGCTTGTGCAATTTCATTAGGGTGTTGTGATAAAAAGTTTTTGGTAAAACTAGGAGCTCCTGTAGCTGTTTGATCATAGGGTAGTTTGAGTTTGTCAAAAACTTTAGCTATTGATGTAGCTGCCCATATCTCTACGTCCATTCCTGTTTCTTTTTTTATTTTTTGTAAGAATTGTTTTTCTTCTTTGACTAAATCTTTTTTTATGATGTGAGCTTTCTCTAGGTCTACTCGTACTCCTTGAAATCTCATATCAACTAAACAAGGAAACAACTCTGTCTCTACATTAAAAATATCCCATAAATCTTGCGATGTAATCTCTTGTTGTAATCGCTCCCATAGTTTCAGTGTTGCTACAGCGTCTTGTTCAGCATACTCACCAACATGCATTGCCGGTAATCGCCACATTTCTTTTTTAGGATTGATACCCCATTCTTTTGCAGCTTCAAATAATATCTTTTCGTTTTTACCTACACCAACATATTCTCTGGCTAGAGAGTTCAAGTTATATCTCAGTCTATTCTCATTGACTAAAGACCCTGCTATCATGGTGTCAACAATACGTCCATTAATCTGTAAACCATAGGCACGTATCCATGATACGTCATACATAGCATTGTGAAATATTTTTGTAGCCGGAGTTTTCAAAACATCTTTGAACCAATCCATAACAATTTTTTTGTCAATGTTACCACCACCTTCATGACCAATGGGGAAGTATCCCGACCAACCTTCAATAGCTACAGCGATACCGACAATCTCTCCGTCATCACGAACGCTCCCCGATCCACGGGTCGTTAGGTTCGGATCTCTTGTCTCTAAATCAATCGCAATCTCTTTGGCTTGTGATAAATCTTTTAGTTCATCCGGTGGTGTCCACTCCGTTTGCGGAGAAAACATGGGTATCTGTAAACTATTCTTTGTCAAAATATCGTTCTTTCAAATTATCTAAATGAGATTGATTCATTGCTTTATTAATATCTTGATGCAAAACCGTCAAAGAACCTATAGGTAATTCTACAGGAAAATGTTTATTTTTATAAAACTTATCAACTTCTTTATCTGTTAGAGAAACTAATAGTTTTTTATCTTGATATATTATTCTCATAGTGAATAGGACCTTTCATAATTTTTAGGACTGACAATGTGTAGTTCTTTTTTTGCTCTCGTCGTTGCAACATAAAATAATCTGTGAAGTTCATCTGGACTTTTATCACTTTGATCTAATGCAGCTTTGGTTAAATCAGGTAACACTAAAACTTTATCAGCTTCACCACCTTTAGCTCCATGTATCGTAGATAATAAAATTCTAGGATTACGATTTATCTTTTCCCCGTTTGCTCTCATATTTCTAACGTAGTTCTCTGTCATTGTATCTAATTTATCAAAACTTTCAAACCAAACTTTGTCTGATAATAGGCCATGTTCTTCTTGACATTGTGATAAATCTTTTAGTTCATCCGGTGGTGTCCACTCCGTTTGCGGAGAAAACATGGGTATCTGTAAACTATTCTTTGTCA